TTCATGAGTTCTTTTGCTTTAATAGCTAGAGCACCAGTAGCCATACCACCTGCGGCTAATCTAAGTATAGGCATAAAATTACCCTGAGCTAAATCAAACTTTAATGTGTCTATTATAAAATTATACTGCCTAAGTCCAAAAGATTTAAACTGTAGAAATGGTTTAGCTGATGGTCTATTTAGTATTAGTGGGTCTGATAGTATATCTTTCTGCAACTGAGACTTAACTGCAAATCTACCTATTGCATTAGTAACTGTAGACCTAGGTAGTTGACCATCTTTTATTTGAGCTGGGTCTATACCCATCTTCTGTAGTGTATTATTAGCCCACTTCTTTGAACCTATTCTACCTAAACCTATTCCTCTTTTACCTATTGATATAGCTACCAAATCATCTACTAAAACCCTAGCTGTTGCGGAGGCTAATATATTATTAATAGAGTTTATCCTATTGAACTGAGATATGTCAGTTAATCTACCCACAACTCTTTTAGATATATCACTCTGTTGTGATATGCCCATCATCTCATTTATGTATTTATACAGGTTACCACCAGACGCATCTACTTGTTTTCTAAAATCCTTGTCAGTCATATACTTGTATGCACCCTTGGTAAATCTCCAGTACCCTGCAGATAGGGCAGAAGATATTGCGAATTGTGATAAGTTCATAGCTGTTGCAGTACCTAGTGCAATCTTAGTAGATGTCTCCCACTCCATAACCTTCTGCATAAAATCTTTGATTCCGGGGTTAAGATTATATCTTCTGTTGTAACCTATAGAACCCATAACATGGCTATGTAACTCCATCATAATAGGCAAGTCATCTACGTTAGCACCATTGAGTAACTGTTCGTAAATCTCACCCTTCCTACCAAAGTTTTTAACCTCTGCTGAACGCCTAGCAACATTAGATGAGTAAATACCCAGTAACTGCCTTATATCTCTTTCGTAAAACTTAGATGGTAATTCATATGTCCTAGCCTTTTCTAGGTTCCCATCTCTTTTAAATACTTCACCATAGGTAAGTCTACCCATAAGTGCCATAGCTTTGAAGGGGCTTAGCTCCTCAATACCTTCGTTTTTTCTTACTGTTTCTAGTATTGATTCATACGCTTCTCTAGTCTCTTTTGATAGAGATGGCATAGCTTTCTTTATAACCCTGTTTAGGAATTTAGCTTCACCACCTCTGCTTTTAGCAAAAGACTCTGGGTTATTCATTGCTTGTATTATTAGGTCTATGTAATCACTTTTTAAATCTTTTACCAACATCTCTTCACCTTTTTTAGCTGATTGCTTTGACACCATTTCTGATATCTTATATATGTCAGCAAATACTTTTTCAGCTAAGCCTTGCTTAAGTAATCTTGGTATATAATTTTCTATGTAACCAACATTAACTCCAGACTCACGAGCTCTATTAAACAGAAAATTAGATATCTGTCTATAAGCTATAGTCTCTGGGGTGTTTATACCTTGCTCAACAGCATCAGATAAGAGCTCCCAATATCTCTTAGAAACATCAGACTCATTCATCTTCATAGCTCTAGCTAAATTCCCAACTTGCTTCTTGGTTGGTTTCTCAGCATTTAATCCAAACTGAGACATAAGGTCATATGTTTCTGATAGAGTTTTTCTCTGGTCTACAACAAACTTGTCAACTTTAGCAACATAAGTTCTTCTCACGGGACTTACGCTACCTTGGTTTCTTGATGGTCTAAAAACATCTAGTAATTTATTAGCAGGAGCAGGTAGCATATCATCTAAGAATAAACTAAATCTAGTCTTCTGCATATCTATACCATTCTTTTGCATATCTTCCAATGCTTTTTTAGTATAGTTTTCAACAGTTAATTTATCTCTTAAGTTTACAAGTTCGTCATTAGTTTGGTCTTTTAATCTCTTTGGTAGTTTCTCTCCGCTTTTATCAGCTCTTTGTAAACCTCTGTTGGTCTCCTTTATCTTATCAGAATGACCTAGTTCTTTTTCTAGTTTTCTAATTTCACTTTCTCTTTTAGCTCTTAGTTCTTTTGGTGATATATTTACATTCTCTCCTTTTCTATAATAAGTTGAGAATATATCCCTACTTACTAATGAAACGTCATTATTATCTAAGAACCTTAACTGAACATTATCTTTATCAAAGCTAAGTATCTTGGCTTGTCTATTACCTTGTCTATCTGTATATATATTATCGTATAACTCTTGAGCATAGCTTCTTCTACCTGTTTCTCTAGCTTCTGCTGTTATATCAAACCCTTCTGGTACAGGTTGCTTAGATATCTCTGGTTCAACAACATATTTCTTTAACTTACTTAACTGTTCAAATCCTTTAGTAGCCGCCTTATTAACACCCTTAATGCCTAGTACCATACCGCCTGCATGAATCCAGTCTTCAGGTGTAGGTGCTCTACCTTCTAGCAATGGAGCCGCAGTACCAAACTGACCAACCTCTACAATAGTTCTACCTAATACATTAACACCTTTGTCTGTCAAGAATGCGTTTGTACCTCCTGTCATACCACCTAACACAGCACCCTTAGCACCAGCTTTTACTACTTTGCCCGGAGTTATAGTACCATCTGATAGATATTCATTCAAAGCCTCACCAGCACCTGAGTATAGACTTAATGCACCAGCACCAGTACCAGACTTAACTGCGTAATCAAGTGCTTTGTTAGCTGTAGTAACCGCAACTTTTCTAGGCACATTATTTTTTACTAATTTTTTAAATACAAATTTTTTTAATGTTTGTTTAGCACCTTCTCTAACTAATGCACCACCTGTAAACCCTCCTGCTACAGTGGTTGCAAAGTCTAGTGGCGTAAAGAATGATGCTACACCAGCCGCTATATCCGCAACTACACCCGGATGGTAGTTACCTAGGTCATATACTTGTTCCTTGCCAGTAGCTATAGCTTCAGCCATACCCTGTAAAGACCTATTATATCCATCTTTCCATATAGTGCCTAACTGGTCTATTATGCCACTCTCATCATTGGGTTTATATTCTGACTGTTGAGATTCTAATTTGTACTGAGGAAACTTTCTAGTTATAATCTTGTAAGCTAGCTCATCACTCATATTATTGTATCTAGAGTCAACAGCTCTGAAGTCATTGACTAGCTGTTCTACTGTCATATTAGGGTCAAATTGAGCCATTATATATTGTAATCCATATTAAAAAGTATTAAAGATTTTAAATCGTCAATAGGCATATTAACTTTCTTTGATAATCTTTTATAAAAGTTATCATTAAACCTTTTATTAGAGAATGTACCTTCTTTTGATATAAATGGTTTTAATTCCTGTAATGTAGATTGTGCGTTTGATAATGCCCTTGCTATTATTAATTTTTCGTTACCCTTTGCTTTCTTATAACGACTCTTTAATTTTTTTATATTTTTTAGAGAGCTACCGATAGACGACGAAAGGCTTTCAACGTTAACAAAACTACCATCCTGTTTTCTTATACCTGACGGTTCTGTTGGTCTTACGTTTGAAAATAACTCGGCTTCAACAGGTTCAATATCAGGTTCTCTTCTTTCCCTTGCCCCTAAAGAGCTTAATCCAGATAAAGCATTCTCAAGAAAATTAACCTCTTCATTTTTACCTTCTTCTTTAGCCTCAGTAAGCATATCTTCAATATCTTTTTCAGTAACACCTTCATCTAATTCATCTGCTGGCTGTCTTGCACTATCTATCACTACATCTTTAACATCTTCTCCAGATGCGTTTCTATTAGCCATATCTACAGCACTGTCAACTATATCCTCTTCATCTGAAAATAATACGTTATACATATCGTCACTAGCAAAAGCACCTGCCATCTCTCCGGGTGTATAATCTTCTAGTAGAAAATCTGGTATTGCTGTTGTTCTTTCTTCTTCAACAGATGTGCGTTTAGGGTCACCACCTTCAGTTGTACCTCTATTGCTATATGGGTCTGCATTTCCATCACCTCTTTGTGTACTAGATGGTTGTAGTATAGAATCTAATTTACTCTGTAAATTGTTAATAGCAAATGTTACTTCTGCTAATGCATCATCAGCACCGACTTGACCACTAGCCTGTGCTACTAGTAAATCTGCTTGTTGTTTTCTAAGTGATGTTAACCTAGGTGTAATTGAACTTATCAATGCTTTTTGCCTGTCATTTAAATCACCCTTACTAAAATAGGCATCGGTAAAAACTTTATTAATTGATTTATCATCCCTAAATACATCTAAAGCTGTATCTAAAGTCATTGGCGATTCTGGGTTCTGATTGTTATATATGTCTAATGTAGAAGAAACCATTTCGAATTGTTTCTTACCTCTATTTATAATAGACTCTGCATATTTTCTACTTCTTAGATTAACAGTAGGGTCTTCAATCCCTATTAGTAGAGAATCTATATTAGTGTTAGCTACTTGTCTAGGATTCATACCAGCAAATGCATCATCTATACTTTGTCTAGCTATAGCGTATTCAGAATTTCTTTTATTAATTTCGAATTGTTCTTCAGCTCTATTGTCACTTGCTATTGCTCTATCGTTTTCAAACTTTTGTTGCTTTAAAGAATTTTGATACTTTCTTTCATTATCAGCCATCTGTCTCTTAGATAGCTCTAACCTAGCATCAGCACGATTTTGTTCTCTAAGAGATAACTGATATTGAGGACTAGTGTACTTAGACAACTCTTTTAAGAATACATCTAATCCACTTTCTGGTTCTTGTATTACTATTCTATTTCCGTTTGCCATTATTACTCCTTATGCTGGGCCTATCCATCTACTTCCTGTCCACATATATACACCGTCAGCCATATCTCTTTTGCTTCCGGGTGGTATAAATCCACTTGGCATCTCAGGAGGGCCGGACTTCATTGTGTCTAGTTCAGCTCCAGATTCTTCTATCTGTGCTAAGTCTCGCAAAGCTTCTTCTTGTTGTTGTAGTCTGGATTCTGTTGATATATCCTCAGCCCCTCTATCTACTGCTCCGTAAACATCAGACCTAGCTGTATCAACAGTCCTTCCTCTTCCACCAAACCCTTCGAATCCCTCTCCTTGCATTTGAGCTCTTTTTACTACATCAGACAATCCGAGATTTGCTTCTCTAGTTAAATCTTCTATTTGACCAACTGCTTCACTAGGGTCATATGCAAATCTTTTTTCGAAGTTTGTTCTTATAGCGGCATCTGATGGCATAAACCCAAATGTTTCATATATTTCTTGAAAATAATCACTAGTGCTTGGCTGGTCAAATCCAGTTTGAGAACCTCCTCCTGTACTGCCTCCCTGTATATAGCTTTTACGCTTTTCAAACGATGGTATCTTATTTTGTTCACGAGCTTTAAGCAACATCATTACTTGTTCCATAGTATCTTTAGGGTCTATCATGTCAGCTTCACGCATAGACCTCAATGCCTGTCTTTGCATTGGGCCAAATGTATAGTCATCCATCAATGCGGCTGTTGCTAATAAGTCATCTATATTGCTAAACATTTTCCTAGCTTTTCCTATCTTATTAACTACGCCTATAGAACCACCCTCTTCATATCCCATGTTTTCTTTTTTCTTAGACATACCTCCGTACATATACTTATCCATCATCATACCACCACCCATATATTCATCCATCATACCGCCTTCCTTCATGTAGCCCATGCGATTTCTAACTTCCTCTGGTAACTTCATTAAACCCTTATTGCCTTCAGGTACTTCTTTCAATACCTTACCACCTTTATTCATCATAGCTGAGTCCCTAGTCATATCAGTATTTCTTTGACTTGCTAAAGTGTTTAATGCTAGTAATTCATCTATAGCTGAGTGACCATGTTCTCCTTGAGGAACAAGACCTCCACCCATATATCCCAATCTATCTGCATTGTTTATCATATCCATAGTATCTTTTCCTAATTTATCTACCGCTTCTTTGCGAACTACATATTCTCCTGACTGTAGCATTGCTGGTATATTGTCTAACTGAGCCATTAGAATATCCTCCTTTCTGTTTTCATAGGATTAAATAACCCACCGCCTGCATAGCCTGACATAAGCCTTTGTCTCATTTGTAAAAAGTCTGCAACAGTTGGTTTAGGACTTAAATAATTTATTAAATTTTGCATTTCTCTAGATGTCTGCATAGCTTGAGATTGTGCTGTTTGAGATACGTCTAATGCCCTATTAAGAGAACCTAATTCATCAGAAGAGCGTAAAGAAGCTAAGTAATCAATTTCTGATTTACTAGGTAGACCAGAAACATCTGGTAGTCCCTGTGCATCTAGTTCTCCAGACCTAATCATACCACCTATAAGTGATGGAATCTCAATATCACCAAGAATTTCAGCATCTGCACTACTTGGTACACTTCTACGACGTTGCATTTCTATGTCACTTGGTGGTTTAGGTAAATCAGATACATCGGGTAAAGATGCATCGAAATCAGGAACCTCAACATCCTCAGCAAGAGGTACATCCATAGTCATGTCAGCATCTGAAAGTTTTATATTGTCAGTAGTAGATGGTGAATCAGGGAGCAAAGAATCTATATAAGAAGCACCCTCTACATCAGCAGGCACAGCACTGGAAAGTAACTTACCATCAGCGGTTGTTAATGGTTGACCAGAACCTAGACCTAGGCTTGCACGGGCTTTACCAACTGCTGATTTTAAACCACCAGATGAAATAAAATCACCAACAGTCGAAGCCGCCTGAGCACCTATAGCTCTACCAAGCCTGCCACTTTTGTCAGCACGATTTATCCTAGCTAATGCATCGTATCCTCTGTCACCTGTCTGTAAGAAGCCAGTTCTGGATTTAAACTCAGGGTCTTTTACTAGTAAGTCTCCTACTGTATTGCCTACAAAATCACTTACAAATGTTGGCACTCCTGCTAATTTACCAACTGTTGAAAAAAGACTTCCAAGACCTCTTTGTAATCCTAGTTTCTTAGCATCTTCAGCTATAAACTTTTGCTCTCTTCTGATTTTTCTACCTCTATCTATTCCACTAAGTAAGCTCCTAGCTCTTCTTCTTAGTCCACCTTCTTGATATTGTCTTATAGTATTATACTGCATACCTTTACCTATTTAATGTATTATATTGCCATACGCACACAGCTCTTAAATGAGTTGGGTCACTAGCACATTGAACGCTAATAGATATTAGATTTCCTTTGTCAAAGTTATTTAAGTCAGAGAATATATACTCTAACGTAGTAGTTGCTGATAGTGACTGTGTTATTGTTTTTTGTGCTGTAGTGTTAGAATTTATATGTAAACCAACTGCTGTATTACCACCAGATGCGTTACCATATATTAAAATCTTTTTAAGTACACCATTATATGGTGCTATCCAAGATGTTGTGTGGTCTATTGATGTGTTCTTCGCTTTACCGTTTACACCTAAAAAAACCTTATCTGTTCCCGGACTCTCAACATTGTGATTAGTGTACTCTAATTCGTTACCTCTTATCTCTCCAGATACTTGTAAATTTCTATCTACATACTGATTACCGTCTGATGTCATAAAAGATTTAAATACTAAACCTTTATGCTTTCTAAGTACTGCCAATCTACCGCCCTCCAAAGATACAGATACACCACCCTCTTGTAGAGAAGATGCTGGGCTACCATTACTAAATGTTTGAGGTTGCTCAGTAAAATTAATTAATCTTCTTATATCTCTAGACATTATGCTATCTGACTTTCTATTGTTCTATACTCAACTTGTATATCATTTATATGTAGCTGGTGTGCTGTAGTTAATGAAGGCTCTATTTTAAATGCTATACTTTGACACCTTACACCAGAATCTGCTTCTAGACTGAACACTGCTACTTTATATGCCCCTTTCTGGTCTTGCGTTCTAGGTCTAAATATAATACTTTCTATATCTCCTGCAAAACTAGAGTTTAAAAATACAAATCCAGTATCTGTTGATGTAGGAGTTATTTGTTCTGTAAATGTATTATTAGTGCTTCTAGCTGTTCCACTTGCACCTCCAAAGCTAAACTGAACATTACCAGCGGTTACATTTGATAACGTCATACTGGTGTCATAAACTACACCTTTATCAACCTTAGATGTTGTAAATAATAATCCTGAACTAGTTGAGCCATCTGCTCTTAGTTTTCTACCTCCTGCACCATCAGATACTAAAGATATACTAGAGTATGCGTCTCCAAGATTTAAGCCATCAAGGTTTTGAAATGACGATGAATCTGTTCTTATTATACTCCCTAACCAGTCTAACCAATACCTATCAAATCTAGCATTCGGCAAAACATTCTCAGAGTTTTCTATGTAACCCCTTAACATAGGTCTCCATTCTCCTTTCTGGTCTGGCTTATAATATACAGCAGGAGCAGATGTAGTATGTACTAACTCATCAACAGAACTTAATGCATTACTAGAAGCTACGAATTTATAGTGTACATATATCTTATATACTACCTTAGTTTTATGGAGATTACCAAAAGTTATGTCTGGAGTTTCTAATTTATAGCTATTTAAATATCCTTCATCTAACGCCCAGTTTGTAAGAACAACCTTATTAGCACCAGCACTACCTAAATTTGTACTTTCAGTATCATAAGCAACTATTAATTTACCTGTGCTATCATTTACAAAGTTTGTAATAGGTGGCTCAAAACTGTCACTACAGTTTGGGCCTATATCTTGAGCGAATACAAAAGAATCACTTCTAATATCATATATATAAGCTTCTTCGCTATTGCTTACCGTTCTCATTATTATAACTTGGTCTGTGTCCCCAACGTAACCAAGTGACATTTTATTTGTTGCTGAAAAAGAACTCCAATCTGAATCACTTATCTTACCATCTGTAACCTTTTTAACTGATGAGCCATCATATCTGTATACACCACTTTTATTTGCCCATATAACGCCACCTCTACCTTTACATACTGAATAAGGATTAGTAACCCCACCTTCTTGTATTGTAGTTTCCAAGAACCAATTAGATGGAGAAGGAGATGATATGTTTAGTATTTGCAGAGTTCTTTGTTTATATGCTAGTAGTCTATCAGCATAAGACTCTAGTTTTACATAATCTTCACCATCACCTTTAACAACATCTATGAAATTAAAATTAGGAAATAAGTCATACTTACCTACTTCACTAAACATTATTCTATCACCGTAGTGTTGAAACTCTGTATTATCACCAGAGCTACTAGTAGCATTATCATCGTACAAAACATTAGCAACAAAAGTTCTTCTATTGGTAACCACTGCTGTTTTATATCCGGAGCCTATTTTACCAAATGCAATTTGTTTTGTATCATTAGGAGAATAGCCGTTTATACTTTCATATGTATCTATATTAGGTCTCTGTGCAAACAAAACCCAATGATTGTCAGATGCTGTAGTGCTAAAGTCTCTATCTCCAGCAGTTGTATTCTCTGTAATTCTATATTCTCCAGTACCATCTTCAATCCATCCTTTATACTCATCAACTAAAGATGCCCTAACTCCTCTTCTAATGTCTATATCAGCTATCAAAACCCAAGGGTCTCTAGACTCTGCTTCTCTAAAATATACTCTACCCCCAGTAACCCTCCTTGGATATCTTAAAGTTCCATTGTCATGAGCGTAAACATTAAAGCATATTTTCTTAAAACCTTCCAAAGTTTTAGTTCCGCTAGCCTTTTTTATTAAAGATTCTTGTTTTCCATCATATATAAACGTAGCACAAAACTCGTAATCACCGGGGCTAAATTCACCTTCATCATTTGTTTCGTTTATTGCAAAACCCCAGCCAGAGCCAGAGGTTGGAAACTCAGCCGAACCATTTACAGTTGTCTCAAGATTAAATTCTGTTGGAGGTGCTAAATCATTATCTTCCTCATAAAAGTTTGGCTCTATTGTTCTTCTTACATTTTCAGTGGAAGTACCTTGGTTGTATTGAAATTGATTTCTATCTATAAACCCATACCACCTAGGAGTAGATTCGTTTCTAAAATTACCATCTGCAACTCTAAGGGATGAGTCTATATAGTAAAATACATACTCTGGTTTCTCATCTGTGTCTAATGTATTAACAACTGTAATTCTATCAGCAGACCAAGAATCAGAGCTATCTGCGTACACATCTACTTTACTATCGTCTATATTACCTAATGCTAGTAGTTGGTCTCCTATAAGACCTATTCTCTGTATAGTAACACTAGTGCTCGCTGATACGTTTTCATCTGTAAGCGACTCTGAAACCTTTAGTACTGAATTTTGTAAGTTTCCACTAGTACTCCAAGTTGAACCCTGTATCACAAATGCTTCTGGGTCAGTTGTTACATTTTCAAGTCCCGTAACGGTAAATGTGCCATTGTTATTTGAAGTGCCACTTACTTTTATTTTAACTGGAAAGTTTGTCGCCGAAGATAATATATTATTCTCAGTCCAAAAATCATCATTATTTATATATATCCTATCATTTGCCGCATTAAATATTATGTTTAAACCATCATCTATGCTATCAGACACAGCACCTGATGCGGTAAATGTAACACCCCTAAGACCGGTAGCTTCATCAGCTTCAAAATAGTATAGTCCATATCCGGGATTTATTGACGCTGTATGCACATCTACACCATTTGCACCTAATCTTAATGCAGTACCAGTAGTTGATGTGTTAAAGAAACTTCTAGGTCTAAGCTCTCCCCTGTTAGAGGTATCAAAGTTGGTTATACTAGGAGACTCACCAATAGATAAATCTCTAGAGTTTTTAACTGTGTTTATACCCCTGCCAAAATCATTTATATTGATACTAGCTTTAGGCATTAATCGAGTATCTCCACGTGTACTAAGTCATCAAACCCATTATCCTTAACATCTCCGTCACTATCCCAGTCGCCACCCCATCTTACTTTTAAGCCAAGCTGTTTTGCTATGCCACGTATCATTCCACCCATATAATGAAAGCCATCTCTATTTTTCCAGTCTATCGGATAGGGGGCTAAGTCTACCGCCTTTCCATCCATATGCTTCGAGTACTTTACTTTCGTTGCCCCCTTAGCCAATAGCTCCTTCTGTCTTTCTTCACTACGCAATCCTTCTATTATAGTTACATCCATAATTTTTATAAGCTCATTTAGAACACTAACAAGTCTAGCATCTACACCTTTTAATCTTTGCTTACTTCTTTTTCCAAACTTATACATATAATACCTACTTCTTTTTTCTTCTAGTGACTTTTCTTCTAGTAACTTTTCTCTTAGTAGCTTTCTTTTTACCACCTCTTATCAAATCTGCATCTGCTTTTCTAGCACCGCCTTTACCTGTAGCAAAACTTCTAACTCTACCTGCCGCCCATTGATGAGGGCTAGTTCCCGGTCTAGAACCGCTAGAGTAATAAGCCCCAAGACCTCTTTGATAAACTTTGCTTAAAGTAGATTTTGATATTCCAGAGCTTTTGGAATACTTAGCGATAACAGAGGCTTTACCTCCTCCGCTTTTTGGCTTTGCTTTTCTTTTTACTGCTTTTTTTCTTGCCACTTTTACTCCTTTGCTTAGCTATTTTATCCATCATGGCAGGTGTTAGTCTACCAGATTTATACAATCGTCTAGTTCTAAGTATTTCAGATTCTGACTTTTTTTTATTCTTAGAACCTTTAACGTATTTTTTAGGAACACCTCTTTTTGTTTTAGGAACTTTTTTAAATTTTCTAGCCATTACTTTTTCTTCTTTTTATTAGCACGTCTTATAGCTTCTTTACCTTTTTTAAATATTTGCACTTGCGTTCTTTTACCAGCTACCTTTGACCTTTGTTCTCCAACTGTTAGAATTTGTATCTTTCTAGCAAATGGTTTTCTAATTCGTTTTACTTTTGCCACTGTTGCTCTTGCATCAGCAGGAGTTGCATACTTAATTCTTACAGTATCTTTTGGGTTTTCATCCGTGTATAGCCTTCGACCACTACCCTTAGGCTTTTTACCAGTTCCAACTCTTGGGTCTTTCTTTTTTCTAGGCATTACTTTTTTATTTTTTTAACTTTACCATTTTTTGTTCTGGCAAACTTATGAGTTTTAGTTTCTCTTATTAATGTTCCGTAGTGTTTTTTACCACCCCACATCCAACTAACTGTTTTAGCCATCACTTCTTCTTTTTCTTGCCCATCTTTTTCTTTTTCTTCTTCATCATCTTTTTCTTACCACCGTAATCAGATTTACCATGTTTCATTTTATTTTCCTTTCTTTTTTGATTTAGAGTGAGTCATTTGAACTTTGAAACTAGCCATTAAACTAGAACCTTTATGAGCCTTATAACCACCTCTTGGGTTTTTCATTAACTTGTAACTAGCACCAGACTTCATCCAGTGATATCCATTAGGAGCTTTTACTTTTTTATTCATTACCATTTCACCTTATTAGCCCACCAAGCCGCTGACATTTTACCTTTAGCAATATTCTTAGCATGGCGAGCCTTAAATGATTTACGTTTTGCTTTCATTCTAGCAGACTCACCCTTCTTAGGTTTACCTGCAGTTCCTGAAAGCCTACCAACTTTCTTACCCTGTTGACCAAAGCGTATTGTTTTTATCTTACTACCTTCTTTAGCCACTACTATATGTGACTTCGTAGGATGATTAGGTGTCCTTTTAGGTTTGTTATAACCAGATACACCAGCTCTTTTAAGTCTAGAGTCTTTTTTCTTTCCTTTCTTAGGAGGCATTATGCACCAATTTTCTTGAGCAGTACGCCTTTGATTACTTTCCAAAGTGCTTCAAGTATTTTTTGTTCTGTTTTTTCAGAGATGATTGGAATATCTACTGCTTTATTGATTTCAGCAATTACCTCTGCTCCATTTTCATCTGACAATAAGTCATCTGCTATTAACTTTGCTAACATTATACTAACCTCATTATTGTGTTTACGATTACTGGAAAAGTAACAAGTGCAATACCACCCCACACTTGGAGCTTTGCAATTTCTTTTTCATTACTTGTGACTCTACCATTTAACTTATCTAAATGCTTTTCTATTCTACCTAAGGCAGAATATATATTCTTTAATCTTTCGTCGTGCTTTACTAAAACTTGATATATGTCTTTATTATCCATTAGTGCTTACCATTTATCCTACTTAAAGAACCTTCTATTCTTGATACTTGATTATCTAAATCATTTATTTCTTTAGTAAGTCCATCAAACTTCCTATCTAATTTATCGTCAGATTGATTCCATCTTGCAATTAATTTAATAACCATACCTTCCATATTTTCTAAGGTTTCAGATTGGCCTTTGTTTTCTACCTTAAGACTTTCTAAAACTTCTTGCTGGGCTTCAGACTTTTTACTTAAAGACATTACTAAATAAACAAACATAACGCCTACCACGCCTATCATTCCTGCTTCGCCATATAGTGCCATAAAATCCATAATTATTTCCGCTTTTTCTTACCCCAACTAAATGGGTTTAGGTTTAATTCTTTTTCGTAAAATGCTACTTTCTCTGCCAGCTCTTCTCGTTGAGCCCTTTCTTCCACGATATGTTTATTAAGTAAATTCCCAATCTGTTCATCTGCATTAGCAACTTTATCTTCAAGTGATTTAATTCTGTTTTCAATTTGCCAATAGCCATATACCAAGACTGCAACGAGAACACATCCTTGAGCAAGCCATTTAAGATTAATAGATACAATGGCGTTATCATCAAGAATAGTAGTGCGATAACTTCTGGCGGTATCAGGTTTAACATTCATTTAGCCACATCTTCATACTGATGATGAGCCCAACACCAATTAGAAGTTTCATAAACTCTACCATGATAGTAATGTAAAACTGAGTCAGTCCCCATCACTTCTATAAAAACCGTATTTGTAACTGTATCCTGAGGTGTTAGCTCTAGATTTGCTACGCTCCATCCTTGACTGCAACCGCTTAGTATTAATATATTTAACAGGGATATCATAACTCGTACTAACAACTTGACAACTCTCCTTTTTTATTTTATCATTCAAAATATTTTTTTAAACCAATTTTTAATTTTTTGCCACATAGAAAGTTTTGCCATTTTATTTCTTCTTTCCATCCTGTACGTTCTTCTTACCCTCTGTAAGCTATGCATACTGCTGTGGAGTCTGTATGGTTTACAATACCGCTAAAGTTTCCATATAGTATCTCTCCGGGTATTAGGTTGACAAAAGAACTAATGTCATCACCTATATTAGATGTTGCCTTTATTTTGAGAAACTCAGTCGTACCACTAGAATCTTTACCTAGTGCCTGTATAGCAATCCAAGAACCTGAATCTGGATTAACAACATTGGTGTCGTGCTCTGCTATAACATCGAAACCATTCTGACCTATTAGTAGATTGGCCGCCTCTTTCTGTGTGTATTTGTAAAGGCTCATTACTTAGAACCAAACACCTTCGAGAAGAAACCTTTCTTCTTATTTTTCTTACCTTTGTTTTTAAGTTTTTTACCCTTCTTCTTTTTTTTCTTCTTTATCTCTTCGCTCATCGCCAACTGTTCGTACTGAACAGAATAAGAAGGATTTGCACCTATAAAAGAAAAAGCAATTAAAAAAGCCATTATCTTTTTCATATCTATACCTTTATATGTTTTGAGACTTCTTCATCTCCAGCCATCATTGGGACTATCCTTGACAGCAACTCTGATTTAGTTTCTGAGCTGGAGTATGAAATACCTCGTTTATCGTAAAAATCTTTTATCTCTGCTTTTGTATTATCCATTGTAGGATAATCAGACTGTGACGTAGCCACACAATTAATAAGATGATGGTGTCCGGGGTCTAATCTACCATGACCTCCTCCATGACTATCATCACATTTATCAACGTAAGCCTGTTCAATCGTTGCCCAACTATCACTTCTCTGGACAATCTCACCATCTACAACCAAGAAGTATTTATACCTAGAAGGATAAGTCAGGGTCTCAATCGTACCATCTGCGTATGTTTTTTTCCTAGTAACACCGGGAGTACTGTTTCTGTATAGTCGTAAGTAATGACCCTGAGAACTTTTCCTTATAAGCATTAGTCTTCTTTAACCTCTTCTTCAGATTCTAATGATTCTTTTAACATCTTAACAAATGCATCGTGACCTACTCTAAGTTGGTCTGCAATAAAACCATTAGATGCCTGTTTGTTTTGTATGTCGTTTATATGATTCACCATCATCTTCTGTTCATCAGTTAAGTCCTCAATGATATACTCTTTACCATCAAGATTAATAACTGGCTTTTCTTTTTTTTCTTTAGCCATTATTGACTCCTTGTTTAAT